AATGGTAAATTGGTCAATTGATTACGTCGAAGAACGTATACCAATTAGACCCGGATTCTCTAGTACATATGATATTGGTTGTCTTAAACCTAGATTTCAAAGTTTTCCAATATGGATTAAAGAAACTTGTGTTGATGCTATATCACTTGGGTGGTCGTTAGAAAATACAGCAACTTGTGGGTATGATCTTTATAGAGTGTATCCTGAGAGTACAGGCGTAGATATTTACTTGGCCGGAATTCGTGATCTAACACCAGTTCCACAGGGCAATGATTTTGATTGGGAAGATATAAGTTCAAAAATGATAGGTAGGTTTGAGCAATACGAGTCAATACCAGAAGAGTTGCAAAGTTTAGTTCTCAAATGTGATTTGAATACATGTGAAGACAACCAGTGTCGTATATGTGCTTACCAAAGAACATATGAAAAATTTATCAGTGAGGGTAAAACAGGAAGAGACTTTGATTTATACTGTGCTAAAGGGGGTAGTTATGGTCCTTGGAGACATGAAGCGGACCCAAAAACTTATTTTTATCGTGGTGCGATAAAAAAAAGAAATGGTAGAAATGCTAAAGTAGCTACTCTTCCATATCTAATATATAAGTAAAATATGAAGGTGGAACTTATGTCAGGAACTAAATAGAATTGGGAGATAATTATGGTAGATGAAATTGACAAAGCGCTTGGAGTAGTTGGAGATGTTATTCCCCCAGAGGCATCTTTGAACCCAAACGCCAAAATGTCTGATGTTTCCCGTTATCCAGTAGAGCTAGGAGAGGGTGAAGACATTGATGCTGACTACAAGTATCAACGAGAAAACTTCTATCGGTTGGTTGAACAGGGTTCTAATGCAATTGAGGGTATCCTTGAACTTGCGAAAGAGGGTGAACATCCAAGGGCATACGAGGTTGCTGGTCAGTTAATCAAGAATGTTGCAGAGGTCACTGAGAAGTTAGGTGATCTACAAGAGAAGATGAAGAAACTCAAAGAGGTTCCCAACAACGCACCGAAGAGTGTTACGAATGCATTATTTGTTGGTAGCACTGCTGAGTTGCAAAAAATGTTGAAAGGTAAAAGTGAGTAAGGTTCTTTATTATCATCTCAATTCCTTTCCAGAAATAAGTGCAAGAGATGAGTATAAATTAGCAACTAGTTTTGGATTACACTCTCCTCGTTTTAGATTTGGTTTTGACAACCAGTTTGATTTGATAGAGAACCCCCTTACAAATTTTCCTACAAATTTTACATCAACATTCGAAGAGTTAACTAATCGTAGGGCTGTAGAGTTATGGGATATTGGCAAACCAATAAGATTGTGGTGGTCTGGTGGTATAGACAGTACATGTGCATTGGTAAGTCTTCTGAAAACTAAAAGATTGGATACAAGTCTTACTGTGTATCTATCAAAAGCTAGTGTACAAGAAAATCCACGTTTCTATGATTTGTTAGTCAATAAGAAAGTTAATTTGCAGTGGCATTCTCACGAAGACTATATCTATGATAATGATCAGTTGTGGAATGGCCAAACAATTAATGTGAATGGTGGCGGGGGAGATGAATTATTTCTCGCAATATCATCAAAAATGTCTATGGAGGAGTTCTTCAAAATCAAAGACCAAGATTGGATTAATGTTATGAAAGATTCTGATATGTTAAACACGGCTGAGAAATATATTGATATGTCTCCATACAAACCAAAAACATGTTGGGAGTTACTTTGGTGGTTTGCTAGGAGTATAGATGATTTGTTATCAAGATACCTCTCACCAAGATTTCTCAAAGACCCATCCGTGTATCATCTAGAATACCCATTTTTCTATACAGATTATTTTGATAAGTGGGCTTTATCTAATCCATACGCTGGACATAACGGTGACTATAGAACATACAAATGGCCAATGAAAAAATACATATATGATTATGATAAAAATGAAGAGTATTTGAATATAAAACAAAAAGAAAGTTCCTTTCGTTCAGTAAATAAACAATCACGATATCTAGGTTCTTCCCGTGGACATTATGCTCTTAATAAGATTGTGTATGAAGATGGTACATACGTTAGATATAAATAGAACAAGGAGACGATTATGTATGAGTATCCATGTAAGATTGTTAAAGTAATAGATGGCGACACAGCTGATGTGGACATCGATCTTGGTTTTGGTGTGTGGCTAAAGAAACAGAGGATTCGTTTCTATGGTGTTGACACACCTGAGTCAAGAACGAGTGACAAAGAAGAAAAGGTCTATGGACTGATGGCAAAGGAATTTGTTTTGTCCCACCTACCAATTGGATCAACACAGGTTCTACGCACAAGAAAAGATGGTAAGGGGAAATATGGTCGTATTCTTGGTGAGTTTGTTATCGATGACACAACATTAAATCAGTTGCTTATTGACACGCACAACGCTGTTGCATATTTTGGACAGTCAAAGGATGATATTGAAGAAGAACATATAAGGAACAGAGAATTAGTCAATGGCTGATAATCAATATCTAGGTAATCCTAATCTCAAGAAGGCAAATGTTCAACAGAACTGGACAAAGAAAGAACTTGTTGAGTATCAAAAGTGTATGGAAAGTCCACAATACTTCATAGAAAACTATGTCAAGATAATTTCTCTTGATGAGGGTCTTGTACCATTTAAAATGTACGACTTTCAAAAGGAGATGGTAGGAACATTCCACAACAATCGTTTTACAATCTGTAAACTACCAAGACAGTCAGGTAAGTCTACAGTTATGATATCGTATTTGCTTCATTACGCACTTTTCAACCCCACTGTCAATATTGCAATCCTTGCGAATAAGGCCGCGACTGCTCGTGATTTACTATCACGTTTGCAGCTTGCGTATGAACATTTACCCAAGTGGTTGCAACAGGGAGTGATGAGTTGGAACAAAGGTTCCTTGGAGTTAGAAAATGGTTCAAAAATTCTTGCCTCTTCTACTAGTGCTAGTGCCGTTCGTGGCGGTTCTTACAACATCATTTTTCTTGACGAGTTCGCGTATGTCCCCTCAAACGTGGCAGAACAGTTTTTTTCCTCTGTGTACCCCACAATTTCATCTGGTAAGACAACGAAGGTAATGATCGTTTCCACCCCGCATGGTATGAACATGTTCTATAAACTATGGGTGGATGCAGAGGAAGGTCGTAACACCTATATACCGATTGAGGTTCATTGGAGTGAGGTTCCGGGTAGAGATGATAAGTGGAAAGAAGAAACAATCAAGAACACCTCTCAGGCTCAGTTCAATACAGAGTTTGAGTGTGAGTTCCTTGGTTCTATTGATACACTGATTGCACCTCATAAACTTAAACAGTTAACATATCGATCACCAAAACAGTCTAGTGGGGGTCTTGATGTTCATGTCCTACCACAACCTGATCACACATACCTTCTCACTGCTGATGTTTCACGGGGAACAGCAAACGATTACTCTGCCTTTGTGGTTGTGGATGTGAGTGAAATACCATACAGGGTCGTTGCAAAATATCGTGATAATGAGATTAAACCTCTCATATTCCCATCTAAAATCTATGACACTGCACGAGCATACAATCAAGCATTTGTGTTGATTGAGGTCAATGACATAGGAGAACAGGTTGCTAACGCTATGCAATTTGACTTGGAGTATGACAACCTTATTATGGCAAGTATGCGTGGTCGGGCAGGACAAGTCCTTGGTGGGGGGTTCAGTGGTGGTAGAGCGCAGTTGGGGGTAAGAACCACAAAGGCAACAAAGAAGATTGGTTGTTCAAACCTCAAACAGTTGGTTGAGGATAATAAACTTATTATTGAGGATTACGAATGTATTAATGAGTTATCAACCTTTATTGTTAAGGGTGCGTCGTTCGAAGCTGATGATGGATGTAACGATGACCTTGTTGCATGTCTCTTCATCTTTGCATGGGTCACAGACCAACAGTATTTCAAAGAATTGACTGATAACGATATCCGTAGAACGATGATGTCTGAGCAACAAGATGCTTTAGAACAGGATATGGCACCCTTTGGTTTCATAGTAAATGGACTTGAGGATGAGAATATCGGGGAAATGGTAGACGAATACGGAACTCGTTGGTCGCCTATTGTTAGAGACAGTTCTGGAAGTTGGTAAACTACTAAATAAATTCAATTAGATCATGATGTTTCTTGATATAACAGTTGTAACATAGAATGACAGATTGATCAATTAGGTGGAATACCTCTTTGCGACTAGCATCACTTGTTCCAACTCTCTTGGATACTTTGCGTATCTCTGCATCATGAGGCCAGAATTTGAGACAGACATGTTCTGCCTCACCACAGTGAACACATGATTTTTCTGTGAGAAATTCGTTTAGAAGAAATACTCGTTTCTGATAATTTCTTCGTGAAACCTTCTTGATGGTATCTTTGTATTTTTCATAATGATCATTCATAATTCTATTTATATGATATAACACTTATAAAAGCGAGTTTTGTAAAAGAGGTTTTTTATAAATATCTGTATAACAAATAACTCTCTTTAAGTTAGGAGTAAAGACATGGGATTTTTAGTTTCACCCGGCGTACACGTTAGGGAAATCGATCTTACTAATGTTGTTCCTGCTGTATCTACATCCATTGGCGCGATTGCCGGACCTTTCCAAAAAGGTCCAGTAAGTTCAGTTACCGCCATCAATTCGGAAGAACAGCTGCTACAGACATTTGGTAAGCCAAATAGTTCAAATTTTGAGTTTTGGTTCACCGCTGCAAACTTCTTGCAGTATGGTGACGCTCTTCGCGTGGTTCGCGCAGAATCAGGCATTCTAAACGCTGGTGCAAACAGTGGTATCCTCATTCGTGACGATGACCATTATGAAGCATCCTTTGCCGATGGGTCAGGTTCTCACGGTGAGTGGGCTGCTCGTACCGCTGGTACTCATGGTAATTCACTTGGTGTGGATATCTGTCCTAGCGCCCGAGCATTTTCACAGCAACTTGGTTCTCTTAACCTAGTTAATGGTGCTGGTGCAATTGGTGATCTATCAATTACAGTTGATGACCAAAATGCAACTGATGCCGCAATCATAATCGGGGACATCATTCAGTTCTATGATGCAAGTGCTATCGTTTCAGTAGTTAACGGTGCAATCACAGTTGCTTCTAAAACTCTTACTCTTGATGGTGGAACTGGTGCTCTTGCAGCTGGACAACGAGTAATTGGTGCTGGTATATCAGATGGTGACGAAGTTGTTAAGATTGCATCAGTAACATCACAAAGTGGTGGTGGTGGTTCGGTTATCGGCGTTGTTGTTTTAGATAAAGCAATTACAGTTGCCGACAATGTAGCTCTGGTGCTTTCAGCAGCTGCTGGTCATGACAAAGTGGAATCGGGTAACGTAGAATATGAAGTTACAGCAATTTCTTCTGAAACTCTCACCATTCGGGTTCTTGATGATCCTGCTGGTGCCGGACTTCAGACAATTATTCCTGATAACTCTCTAGTTCGTCGTCGTTGGCGTTTCAGTGATCTATTTGCTGAAGCTCCCGGCACATCTGCTTTTTCAATTGCGAACGGCCGCGGTGAACTAGATGAACTTCACGTTGCAGTTTATGACAAAACAGGTGACATTACAGGTTTTGATGTTGATGTTAAAGGACAACGCACAGCAGCAATCATCGAAGTGTTCCCAGCAATGTCTAAGAACCCAAGTGGGAAGACAACACAGGGTGGTAATAACTACTATGCAGATGTTATCTTCCGTAGTTCTGGATTTATTTACTGGACAGATCATATTTCTGCTGGTTCTAACTGGGGTACAGATATTGCCACAGGTACAGACTACACACTGGTAAGTGGTGTTAATGTTGATACACTAACTGGTGGAACGGATGATTACTCCGTGACTGCTGGTGAAATGGAACTTGCATATGACAAGTTTGCTGACACAGAAAATCTTGACATCAACCTGATTATGGGTGGTCCAAGTTCTGCTGTTGCAGATACAGAAGCTGGTCAGGACACACATGTTACTATGATCACAGACCTTGTTGAGTTGCGTAGGGATTGCGTTGGTTTCGTATCTCCTTATCGTGCTGCAACAGTTGGTGTAACATCATCCATCACTCAGACAGAAAATGTCAAGGATGCGTTTGACAAATGCCCATCGTCTTCGTACATGGTATTCGATAGTGGATACAAGTACATGTATGATAAGTATAACGATGTGTTTCGATTTGTTCCTTTGAACGGTGATACTGCTGGTCTTTGTGCATTTACAGATGCTGTTGCAGACCCTTGGTTCTCACCAGCTGGTTACAATCGTGGTGGACTTCGTAGTGCAGTTAAACTTTCTTACAACCCGCAGAAAGCAGATCGTGACATTCTCTACAAGGCTCGGATTAACCCAGTGGTTGATTTCCCCGGTCAGGGTGTCACACTCTTTGGTGATAAGACTGCTCTTTCCAAACCAAGTGCATTTGATCGCATTAACGTGCGTCGTCTGTTCCTTGTTCTTGAGAAGGCAATTGCCACTGCTTC